TCCCGTACCTCCATTAGCAACACCTAGTGTACCACCTATGGTAATAGTTCCACTTGTGGTAATTGGTGAACCCGTAACAGTTAGTCCCGTTGGAACACTTATTCCTATTGACGTAACCGTTCCCGTAGTTGCGGTAACCTCAATAACATTCCCATTAGAATCTACTCCTAATGTTTTTGCTAATGTTCCCGTAAAAGTACCTCCACCATAATTATGAAGACGAGCCTTTCCCGTAGAATCAAAAGATTGATAAACCGTACCCGCACCATCAGATATTACAATATTATTAGATGTTGTTCTTATGTCATATTCTAAAATAGTTGGACTAGCTGCTCTATATCCACTAAAAGAACCTAAAATAACATTGTTTGTACCCGAAGTAATTAAATTACCCGAACTATATCCAATTGCAATATTTTTGTCACCCGTATTGATTTGTAAACTTTTGTATCCTAAAGCCGTATTCCCATCTCCAACAAGATTAGTATATAAAGATTGATATCCTAAAGCTACGTTTTGTGTTCCCGTTGTATTAGAGTAAAGCGATTCATAGCCAATTACAGTAGAATAATAAACATTAAGAGCATTATACATTGAATGATATCCAATGGCAATATTACCTCTACCCGTTGTTTCGGTATATAACGCAGAAGAACCAAAAGATATATTCTCCCTCCCCGTTGTCATAGAAAAAGATGCTTTATAACCAAAAGCACTATTATCATCACCCGTAAATCCTACTTGACTTAAATTATCCTCTCCAAAACCCGTATTAAAACCATCCGTATTTAATGCTATATTTCCTCCACCAATGTTATAATTTTTTATATCACTAGGTACATTATTCGGTTGGTATAACGTAATAGTACCATCGGATGCAATCAATAGATTACTTGAGGCACTAACCGCACTTGTTCCGTTTCCAACAATAACTCCCGTTGGTAAGTTTGGCAATGCATTTGCTCTACCCGCTCCCATTACCTTTATTGTAGCATTTGTTGTTGGATTAACTCTAATAGCCATTCCAATGTTCTGTATTAAATTAGCTACCCCCGTTGGTGCTACATTAGTTAAGTGTCCCGCTTCTGTGGCTGAAACATATAATACATCTCCTTCTGTTAATGTAATACCCGTTTCTATACAATCAGATAAATCAATTCCTCTAGCACTTCCAAGTGTATCTACCTCAAAACTAGCATTTTGATTTGCATCATCAGCAGCTATACCTACTGCCGTCATTGTTGTTGTAGAATCTGCTTTAGCTAATTGAACTTCGGGTGTGTTTCCACTCACTCCCGATATATAAACTACTTGTCCCTTTAAAACAGAACTTCCAATCATTTTAGCTACAAATCTTACTGCACCATTTAAATCACCAATAAAATCGGGTGATGTAACACTAGTAGTAAAATTTGCAGTTGTACCCGTTACCGCAGCATCAAATGTTGTGCTACCAAATGTATTCCCATCAGCAGTACTCAATATTGCTAGTGTAGCCGTATTGCCCGAAGTTAAAACTTCTTCTAATGTTTGATTATCTGATGATTCACTAAAACTTAAATTTCCAGCACCGTCTGTAGATAATACTTGTCCCCCCGTACCATCAGAACTAGGAAATGTGTAAGCATTATGGAATCTAATAGCATTTACTGCCATATACAATGGCAAACCATTTCCTCCTCCATCAGAAATTTGCACAAAAGTTCCAGCCGCTCTTGGCACAAAAGCCAAATTATCTATGGATTTTAGTAATCCTAAATAACTATCCTTAATCTTATTTCCCGTTAATGCTGCCATGTGTTACCTTTTCTTTTTTAATGCTTTTCTTAATCCGTTCCGTAAAGTTAACGTATTACTGAATACCGCTGGAAAGAAAAATGGATGAGCCTTAGTTCCTTCTTCCATTATCTTTTTTATAGTAAAATAAATTCTCTTATCATCGTAGTTTTTTGATTTAAGATATTTAGTCAAGTTATCTATTCTACTTCCACCCTCTCCCTTTGCTCCTCTAAACCTACTAGCGTAAGAACTCAATTCGGATGGTATATCCTTAGCACCATTTCCCGTTCCAAATTCAACAAAAGGAGCATATGGGGCATTAACGTATAAAGTCATACTACCACCCTTTTTAGATAGCTTGTTTCTTTTTCTAAAACTACCTAGTAATTTACCCGTATAAATAGATGGCTTTGAATTGTTAGTACTTCCCGTTGTTAGATTTGTTTTAGCATCCTTCTCTACCTTATTAATGTACTTGACTACCGCATTATTTATTCCTTTACGTTTAGCCTTTAAAGACCTATCAACTTGAATAGCAATCTTATCCGCATTATGTGTAATCTTAAAACTCATTCAATTACACGACAAGTTACATCAACCATTCTTTGATAGCTTTCTTGCGCTGAGATAGAAGTTATACTATATTCCTTCGCTCTCCATAAAATAAAGTTTGATTTTGATATAGGAGGGTCTAACTGAGGGTTTCTTATCCTAAACACCCAATCACCCTCTAGAATATTTTGAGTCCCCGTAAGGTCTTGTAAATCACCTCTACGTTGATATATATCAGCCCACACCGTAGTGACAACAGAACTAACATCTAATGACTTTTGTCCCGTTGTACTTGTTGTATATGACCTTAATTTAAGATCAATCCTCTCCCTCATGCTCATATAACAATGGGTTTGTAAGGAGACATTAATTGTATTGTCTCTGTTGGAGGTAGCGTTGGCGTATCCTTGTCAAAGAAATTTCTATTATTGTCATACATCACCTTTATGTAAGCGAGTGTAGCAAACTTAATTTCACTAGGCACAACCCTTCCATCTGAACTATAATAAATATTTACTTTATCATACCCTTGGTTAAAAGTCAATACCGTACTCCTTGCCCTACTACCAATTAAACCAAAAGTGGAATAATTAGCTGGATCAGTAAAAGTACCACTAGCATCGTTTACCCAATAACTTACAGAAGTTATGCTTGTAACGGGTGAAAACAATAAATCAATGTATTTTTCAGTTGAGTCGAATTGAATAACAATATCTCTCTTTTTTAATGTTTGCTTGAATTGCCTTTCAATATAAGCTGCTGCTGCATGATACATATCAGTCAACAACAAGTCATCTGTACTTGCATCAACCTTTAAGTAATTTTTTATTTCCGTTAAGGTCAAGTATGCATAGCCACTCGCTTCCCCATCTGCATCAGCAATCTTATAATCAATCATTTTCTAGTTCATCTATAAGTCTAGACTCTTTCCACCTCTTATCAGCTTCTTTGTCAAATTTTTCTAAATAACGCCCTCTTAAAGAATCAATCTCAGACACTTCTTCTTTAGTCTCTTTTTCAATCTTTAATTCTTTGGTCTTAATTACTTTTTTCTCTTGCTTGAAAAAGTTTAGCGTTTCCATCTCAGCTTGTCCCGTTCTAAGTAAATGTTGTTGGTCTGCTCTTGATGAAACCTCTATTAATTCACCGCTATTATAATTTCTGCCTTCGTGTAAAAAAGCAGCCTTCACTTTCATTTTTGCCATGTTATTTTGATTTTAATAAATGTTCTAAAATTTTATTATTTAAATTCTCTATACTACCTAGCCTATGACCTATTTCGTTTCTAAACTGCTGATCAGAAGTACTATTAACTTTTACCTCACTCTCTATGCTAGTAACTTTCTTTTCTAAATCCGTCAATCTATTATCGTGTTTTCTCAAAGTAGCGTTCTGTTGCTTGTCAATTAGTTTGTGTCCTAGGACACTTCCTCCAGCACCCGTTGCTCCAACTCCCAATAACGCCATCAACTCTGCCCAATGCTGCGTAAGCCATTCGTTCATTTCTATTGTTTAATAATATCTTGCGCTTCATCTAATCCAATTTTACCCGTAATTGCCATGTATATGACACCTACCGCTACGACAAGCCTAATTATTTGTTTTACAAACCTCGGAGTCAGTTTAAACTTTCCCGTTCCTCCTTCGGGACTCTTTACTTGTTCGATCACTTCCCCAGCTAGTGGAATCGTACTTTCGATGATATTTAATAAGACCTTAAACATATTTTTTTTAACAAAGATAAATAAAAAAAGCCACCCCTTTTAAAGGTGACTTCATAAACTAAAAAAACAAGAAAAAAAAAGAAAATTAATTATATTCTTTGGTCTGAATAACAGATGTCATTTCCGTTGATATTTTATGCCCCAACAACTTATTCATTTTATTAATTTCACTAAGAAATATTTTTTCTTTATTTAAGTATTTCTCTATGATTTCATTTATTTCTCTTATGTTTCTTCTAACATCAAGAACCTCTTCCCTTAACTTGTAATATCTATTTTTCATCTCTTAGTTGTTTAGCTTTTAATTCATACCATTTAGCCTTTGCTAAATCTCTATCAATCGGCTGATTGGGTTTTACACCTACTCTCATCCGATACTTAAAAGAAGTCATCTCACAATGCTTAATAAAAGCTTCTTTGCCCCAAATGTCAATCATCATTTCAAAGGTTTCCTTGCCTCCTAATTTGTAGTGACTTGGGTTTATGTGATCGTATTCTTTTTCCATAAAACAAGATTAATAATAAAAAACAAAAAAACAAAGAAAAAGGGATGCAAATTGCACCCCCCTCTCAAAACAAACACACAAAAGTGGTTTATACATTCATACTTGCAATAGCACTTGAGAACGTTCCCCATACAAAAGCATTCGGGTTGTGAATTGGCAATGCAATTCTTTCCGTAGCTTTCACGGTTACCAAATCCTTAATGAAGTTGGCTTCGTTCTGCTCTGCAAAAGAAATTTCCATTCCTTCTCTTTGAGCAAGTGTAGCACCTTGAGCAAAATCACCAATGATAAACTTACCATCAGCAACTGCATTACTCACCACTATTGGAATACCTAACAAAGTAAGGACACCATTTGTGAAAATAACGTAGTTAGCATTAGCATCTTTCCTCAAGAACATTTTGTTATAATCAGAAGAACTGACCATAATTACGTTCGGAGAATACTCGAGTATCTGCGCTTGGTTCTTTGCAGCAACCAATACATCAAACTCATTCGTATATGCAGATGCACCAGCACCAAAGAACTGATAAAACTCTCCCGTAGAGGCTTCGTCAAAAGCAGCACCTCCACCAGCGGTCATAAGACCTTGTAGATTAGCACCCGTTCCAGCACCCGTCAACAATTGAGCATCCTCAACATTCATGACTTTAGCTGGTAGTCTTGTAGAAATGTAAGATGACAACTGAGGTACATCGTTTAGCATTTCCTTAGTCAATGTCATGTAAGAACCAATGCTTCTTACGGGCGCATCAACTGCATTCAAGACAAAACTAGACTCTCCATAAGCAGAACCTTCAATTCTCGCAGCAGCATTGTTAGTATAAGAAGTCTCTTGTACGTAACGAACCGTGTTTGAAGATGTAGGTATTGTAGGTAAGAAATCTCTTACTCTAACCGTTCTAGTTGGATCATAGTAGAATCCGTTTAATACAGAGGCTGGTACGGTGTTTCCACTAGCGTTTAAACTAGTTACCATAGTAGCCTTTACATTTAAAGTAGCCTTACTAGAATTACCTTCTAGAAATGACTTAAATTCTCTATTCTCACTTAAAGCATCACTAAGTTCAGACTTGAATGACTTGGCTGGGGCATTAGCTAAAGACTTTTGCCTATCCATTTCCATTCCATCAATACGAGTATTAAGTGCTGAAATAGTTTCATCTCTTTTAGATATCAATTCTCCGACTTCACCTTTCAGTTGTGCCTTAAAATCATCACCCATGTTTTTTTCGATTGACTGACCAATTTTTTGATCAATCGTTTGCTCAAGACCATCCTTGATGGCGGTAAGCTTTTGATTAATTTCTTCCATTTATAATTTTAATAAAAAGTTGTCTAATTCGTCTGCTATTTTTTGACTTTCGACTGATTCCCTTTTTAGTTCAGATTTCTGAGACTCTAAAAGTATAAGTGAAGATTTCTCTCTTAGCATTCTTAATTCAAATTCAATTAAATGAGGATTGTCAAGCTTTCTAGACATTGCTATCAACTTATCAAACTCATTCATTAAATCATCAACTGATTTTGTCCCCTTGTACTCGGTTACTTGAGCCATTGGGTTTGCTGCAAGTGTAACCAAAGAAAATTCAAATAATTTAATTTCCTTTATATGGTTAATACCACCTACAAATTCTTCTTTAATTGGAATAAATCCAACAGAAAATTCTTTTAATATTCCTTCGGAAATCATTGTTTTAACATCCTTTCCTAAAGAACTATCTGATATTTTTGCCTCAACAAACAAACCGTTATCATCTTCCTTCATAGAAGTTGGCTTACCTATTGGCTGATGCATATTATGCTGATATAGAAATGCTATTCTCTCTGAGTTCTCTTGAAGGGTTTTTGAATAAGCACCCTTTGTGATTATATCGTTGTCGGAATCGATATTGTTGAACATTGATGCATATCCCTTGACAACGCCTTTCTCGTCATCCATGTCATCAAAATAATTACCCTTAAACTTCAGCATAAATTTAAATTTGCACCAAAGATAAATAAAAAAAAGAGCATTCATTTTCAGAACACTCTTTACACAAATATTTCAAACATAAAATGTAAACAAATCCACCACAAATCCGCCTACAAGACAAATCTATAAAACATATCCTAAATAACAACGACAATTCACTAATTCTTTTGCTGGTGCGGAAAAATCATGTGGATGTTTCATTAAACTGCCATTTACATTAAAAGAATCTTCTAACGGTATTGCGTTGCTCCTTGTATAGAAAGATGTTGCCTCAAAATGACTATCCCTTATCCTATCATCTAAAACACCCACCCAATACTTTGCTACGGGTTTCTGCTCTGCTATTTTCCTCATCGCATACAATTCCGCTGATCCTTGAGCAAAACCTAATTCAGTTGTGGAAATTACTCTTGCTCTTGGTCTATTGTTGTGATTTTTTAATTTGTTAAAAATATCTTCATCTGAAGTCCCATTCCGTATGACGGTGTTAACTTGGTCTATAGTTGCCTTAACAAATGGATTGCCAACGTTAAATCTAGAAAGTAAAACAGAAAACATAAAAAAAGTCATTGTTAGATTATCAGAAGACTCTCCACCATACTTTCTTGAATATCTGTCATCAGTATATATGCCTACATCCACATAGCCATCTTGAAGTACTTCTTTTAAACCGTTATTGTTAATTAACAAATCCCAACCCGAATCAATGCCATTTAACGCTAAAAACAAAGCCACATCATTATATGTCTCATCCAATTGCATTTCAACCTCTAAGGCATACTCCTCAATGTATTTTTGCATTTGGCGTTCCGTATTCAGTAAAAAAGGGATATCACCTAATCCCTCTTTTAAATACATACTCCTTCTCTGTCTAAAATTCTTATTTAAAGTTGGATAATCTAACTCATGATGGCATCTTGAGATGAATGAGTCATAATCCTCGTAAAAGTTGGGATAGCACACACTTTACTTATTTATGTAGTCCGAAGTATCACTTAAAATTTGTTGAGACGTACCTCCAGCTTCTTTCGGTGTAACACCATCAGATATTGGAATGTAATTAGCCAACATATGTATTTCGTCCATTTCTTTTTGCTCAATTGGTTCGTATTGCATAGCTGCTCTCTTCTCATTTGGTGTAAGCCACCAAGCAAGACTAAGTTGCTTTACAACCTTCTCCATGTCCTCTTGTAATTCGGGAACACTCAAGAAATCAAAATCAATATAATATTGGCTACCATATGTTGGTGCTAACCACCTATTCAACTCATCTCTTACCGCAATTAACTTTGGAAATACTGCTTGTAAATACAAATACTTTTTAGCCTCGCGATAGTTGTTAAACGTACTTGCTTGAGTATCATTCAGAAGTATCGAAGGAACTTTGTATACAGATGCCAAATCTTTAATTGATAAATTGTATTGTTCTATCAATGCTAAGTCTGCTGCTGGTAATCCCATCTCTAACCACTTAAATTGGTGATTAGTTACCATTATTTCACCAGCATTATCAACACCCGAATACATTGATTTGTATTTATCTCTCAATGCAGCAGCGTGTTCTGCCGTAAGCATATTGTCCTCTGATGTTAATATACCTCTAGCACCTTGATTAGTTAAATATTTATTACCCGTAGTGATGGCATCGTTGTTCATTGCCAAATTTCTAAAGGCTGCTTGGAGTGGTGATTGACCGTAAAGATGGCTACCAGCCGTTGAATAATCGGGATTGAAATTCTTTATGTGAGCAACTTGGTCTGCCTCAATACCCTTGTTATAACTCAACCAATTCAAAGTATATCCTTTAATAGGTTGTGTAATCGTTCCTCCCTCAATTTCAACTAACTGAGAAGGCAAAACGTGCATTTCTTTTATCCTACCATTCTGTCCTCCCGTTTCGGGTTTTAATCCCCATATAAATCCATCTCCCGTTAAACATTCAAAGGCAATTAAATCCATCATGAATTCAGCTTGTCCTTGCATTGGATTCGGATTATCTAAGAATTTTGCCAACTCAGAATTGTCCGCTGGTTTTAATGCCCTCTTTTTAGCACTCTTAGCCTCATACATTGATGTGTCATTAAATGCTCCACCAATTAAACTAGTGTATTCCTTTAAAGCACC